ATCAGCTTCTCAACCGCATCAACGCTGGTCGAGTCCCCGCACATCACCCGATGCTTGCCTAGCAGCCAAACGTCCCCCAAGACGGTCACCGGCGCTTCAGGCACATCCGGCACAGCGTCCTCGTCTGTCAGCCCCTCCGTCCCTGTCGGAGCCAGCAGCGCCTCAATCTCGTCGGTGCTGAAGCCGGTCAGGTCTAAGTCAAAGCCCATGTCCTTCAGGTCGGTAATCTCCACCGCCAGCATTTCATCATCCCAACCCGCATTTAAAGCCAGCTTGTTGTCTGCGATAACGTAGGCTTTCTTTTGCGCCTCAGTCAGATGTGTGAGCCGAATACTGGGAACGTCAGTAATCGCTAACTTCCGCGCCGCCATTACCCGTCCATGCCCGGCAATGATGCTTCCAGTTTCGTCAATTAGGACTGGATTGGTAAAACCAAATTCCTTGATGCTGGCAGCTATTTGAGCCACTTGATTTTCAGAGTGAGTACGGCTGTTCCTGGCATACGGAATTAGCTTGTCAATCTTGACTTGCTCAATAATCACTTATTTGAGATTCTTCAACTTGTAGCAGGTTGAATCAAGTAATTCTGCTATCTCGTCAATGATGTTTTGCAACTGAGTGTCTTCTGGCAACACTTTGCGAATTTTGTCCACAAAGTCTTTGAGTTGCTCGATGTACTCCACCGGCTTCTTAGCTATGTGGTAATCAGAAGGATAGTTAGCGATTACTTCATACCGGCCTTGATAGGCTTCTGCCCACTTATCCACAAGGTCAATGATGGCATCGTAGTAAGTGCCAAGCGCAACATGTTCGCTGTAGCTTTTGGTTTGCAGGTGCATAAAATGAGCATTTGTTCCTGAATGAAACATCACGCTTACAAAGGTCGCTGCGTTCTTGCTATCCATAAACGGCTCCGAGGGCTAAAGGTATGCTGGCTGCTACCAGCCCCCGGCGCAAACGTGCGTTGGTCATCAACGTCACGGCCAGCACATTCACCGAAGGGAAAGGACGGTGAGTTCGTAAATTATACATTTTTTAAGATTAAACTTCAATTTTTTCAATGTCAATCGGTATTTTTTGCTTCCAAAGCCGCCGATATTCAGCTTCTAGGTTTTGGTAATGCAAAGCTAACGTACCCGCCGCAATCATCGCAGCCTCAAAATCCTTATTATGATCGTAATGCAACATTGCTTTGTTTCGGTTGTAAAGCAAACTAGTAATTTCAGCTCGGTCAGTCATACCATCCCCCTTAATTGTTTAGATTGTGCCGCCATTGTTTTAACCGTGACGATAACCCCCTCGATATCCCGCACGACTGCCCTGCAACCCAACCAAGAGCTGGCCCACGCCGTTTGCAGCGGGTTCTCCTTACTTCTACCTGCCTTGATCTCAACTAGCCAAGTAATACCCCCCAACGAAACCATAATGTCGGGAACGCCTTTGCCGAGAGCAGCCAGGGATTGGACAGAGCATCCCAACTTGCGGAATGCGTCTACTATTTCCGTTTGATTCGCGTCTACTTTGGCAGCGCGGCGCATAGTTTTTTGACCTCCTCCAGCAAGTAAAGTTCTGTTCCATAACGAGTTTCAAACCTCCGTTGTGATTGGTCACGGCTCACCACCTCGTCATTCCTACCAGACCTGTGATGCTGCTGGCACAAAGGCAATACAAACATTTCGCCCCGCCTACGTCCTCCTGAAAGCATGTGGTGAATTTCGGCTGGACTATCTACCTTTAAATCTAGCCTGCAAACAATACATCCTAGATCACGGAGTTTTTGCTGCCACGCCGCTTCTGCTTTGTTCATACGCCTTTGCCCTCCTTTTCTCGTTTATTTCTGCTTTATGTTTTTGCCGGTAACGCAAGTTTTGTTGCGCCACCAACTTCTTATTAGTTATTCGCCACATTCTCATTGGAGGTTTTCCTAACCCATGCCCAAGCAAAACCATCTTCTTCCCATTGCGCGTCCAAAAGCGCATTTTTAACGCCGCAAGTTAAACACACAGCAGTTTTGTCAAGAAAATTCATAATTAAACTTGGCGTCATTTCGTAATGCCACGGACAAATAGCCTTTGTTTTTTTAGGAAATGGAGAATTGTATTCAAACGGCCCAATGATCCGATCTTCTTTCCCCGTTTCGTATTGGTTCATTTTATGCAAAACAATTGCTTTGGCATGAGGGGCTTTCATTCTGATTTAATCTTTTTTGCAATACGGCGTTCAAAAGCTAACCATTCGCCATCACACAACCTATATTCAATATCTGGCTGATTGCCAGCAAATATTGCAATTCGCCAAACGGCAGGCATAATATTTTCTGCGATTTTAATTGCGCCTCTCATATCACAACAGCAATCAGCAGGCATATCTAGCGCAAGTTCCCCATCACTTAAAACGCGCCACCCATTAAACGTAGTCTGTAAAATTTTGCTATATGTTGACCCAATCATTGCTCTACTCCTTTTTGTGCAGGTATTTTTATACCCGCGTGATGAGAAGCTGCATTAAGCCATTCCAACCACTCCGAAAACCGCTTTTTACCGTAGCGGCTTGTCCTTCTGCCTAACATTACGACCCCGCCCTCAAGCCCTGGCGCAAGTCTGGGTGCTGTTTCGCCCTCAAAAGTCGCAGTCAGTACGTTCTTCCAGTCCTCATCAGTTAGCCAGCACATAACTCCGTTTATAGGCCATTGTTTTTGTTCAGCCCAAGCTCGCAAAATAGGCCATTGCAAAGCGTTTTGCCCTGCGTTTCTACGTTCCTCGCAAACTGGGCATAAGGTTACAAAAGCAATTGTCATATAAGCATCTCCTGCTGGCCCTGCGGAATTGAATACTTCGCAACCCGCTTGCCAGACGGTACGGTAATCATCTCAACCCTTACCGGATGTCCCTGTTTAATCAATTCCCCGCACCTTTGGCTTAACGCATAAACCCCGTATTTACCCAAAGCATCAGCCACCGTCAGGCTTTCACCACGCCTCATTGCTTCCAAAAGCTGTTCGCATTGCGTCATTTTTCATCCCCTAAAAAGTTAACAACGTCTAAAGCTGTGGATAACTTTAACGACTTCAAAACGCTTGGCAATAACTTTGGTTCTGTTTTTTTGATTCCTACAAGCGTCATTGCTTTTGACTGCACACCGCAATTCTCCAAACACCTAACCCAATCTTCAATTCTGTTAGCAGGTTTCATCGCTTATCCCAACACGTTCCGCACATCTTTCCGCTTTGGGTTTCAACAAACCCCTTCAAGACACCCCCGCAAACGCAACAGGACAGCTTTGGCGGGGTGAACGAGGGCTTCCCTTGCCCCACCCCTTGCTTGACCTCGAAAAGCCCGCTCCAGCCGTTCTCGACGCTTTGCGTGATTATCGCGGCAATGTCTTTTCCTTCAGCTTTCCATCGTTCAAGTTTATTGATGGCGGCGGTTTGTGCCGTTGCCGTTAAGGGTTTGCGCGATTCTTTCCGGTGTTGGGTGTAGGTTTGCCAGCTTGCAGGGAGCCATGCCGGTGCTTCAGCACCTGTGTTTTTGATTTTAGATTGGTTAACGGTTAACGGTTCTCGGTTAGTGGTTAGGGTTATTTTGGGTTCGGCTTGGGTTAGCGGTGGGTTAGCGGTGGGTTTTGTCTTAGGTCTGCCACCTTTGATTCCATTGGCTTTTTGCTTTTCAAGAAAGGCATGATAAGCGGCAATTTCGCCATCTGCTCGCTTGTTACGATAGCCAGAATCGGTGTATTCAAAGAACTCATCCAGCACTAATTTGATGGTATCCGGATCAATTCTTAACCGACGGGAAACCCGTGGGATATCGGTGGGTATTGGCGTTTCGGTATCGTAATAAATATCTAAAAGCCGACGATAGGCAATATCTTCTAATGGCGAAAGATGTGCCGTGTGCTTTAGATAATCGCCAATGTTGAACTGATAATAAAACAACACAATCTCCTTCGGTGCTAGGCCTATCCGGTGAGAATTCCGGAGGTCAGCACCCTTGACGGGTTGGAAACGGTCAGATAGACCCAGCCCGAAGGAGACTGTTTTATCTGTCCTCTATACGCTTCTCACGGCGTAAAAAAATCATAAATTACTTTTCGCCTTGTGTAAAGCGAAATACTGCTCAGCTTTTATATTGCGTTGCGTCCACTAATAGTTTTTGCTCTGTCATCACTTGGAGCCGGTACGCCTGGCCTCTAGGGACAGCGCCCTTCTTAACCCAATACGCCACGGCCTGCACCGAGATATTAAGAGCCTGCGCCAACTGACGCCGACCGCCGAAGAAATCTACCGCTGTTTGTGTTTTCATTCTGGCAATATACCATGACAATTTATTTGTGCAACAATATTTAATCATAAATAGTTGGGCGGAATCTTTTCGCCCAGTTTTAAATATATTTGTTAAATATCTCTTGACAACCTATTTGACAAGGAATATTGTGGTTTCAGACGCACCGCCGGTGCGGTAACAGGAGATAAATATGAGCAGAAACGAAGCGCATGGGGACGAGGACTGGATGGACGTTTCAGATGACGCGGTATACGAAGCCGCTATAGAAATCATTTGCGACACCGAGTTGCTCGGATCGCAGCTCAATGACACCGAGCTGGTTGCGCCGCTTGCCGACTTGTGCGCTTGTATTGACAAAGCCTGCCAAGGCGATCCTATTGCCCTTAAAGCCCTGACCCGCGCTGGTAGTCAGCTCAAGCGCGTGCTGATGGCAATCGTGGATGACAAAGCCTATTGCATTGCTTTAAACAGGCAACTTAATGATGAGTGAAATTGTGGGGAACTGCTGCGCTATCGGCGCGGCGGTATGTTGGTTAATTCTTATCTTGGGGGATTGATGAATAAATCAGAAAGCATTAAGGAGCTGGCAACAGCTCTGGCAAAAGCGCAGGGGGAAATGAAAAACCCTTCCTTTGACTCTACAAACCCGCATTTCAAATCGCAGTACGCAAGCCTTGCCGCAGTCCGCAATGCAACCGTACCCATCCTGGCTAAGTTTGGCATCAGCGTAATCCAGCCTCTTACCGCAACAGAACGCGGTGTTTCTTGCGCCGTTATTCTTTTGCACAGCAGCGGCGAATGGATTGAATTTGCTGGCCTTGAAATACCCGTCAGCAAAGGTGACGCGCAGGGTATGGTTTCTGCCGCCACTTACGCCAAACGCACGACTTTGCAATCCTGCTTGGTAGTGGTTGGCGATGCGGATGACGATGGCAACGCAGCTACTGTTGCAAAGCCTAAACCGGCAATGGCTGATTTGGAAAAAGCCCTGCTGGTCATCAACGCATCGCCAACGCTTAAAGACCTGCAAGCGGTGTTCACAGACTTTTACAAAGCAGCGCAGGCCGCAGAAGATAAATCAGCAATGACCATCATTAACGCAGCAAAGAACAAGCGCAAAGAACAGCTCCAGCCAAAAGACGCATTTGTTGCGGAAATGGAGGCAAACGAATGAAAGTTATTACCGCAGAGCAGGGTAGTCCTGAATGGCTTGCCGCACGAGCCGGAAAAATAACCGCCAGCATGATTTCAAACGTGCTTGCCAAGCCGGAAACGGCTGCATATCGGGATTATCAAGCCCAAATCGTTGCAGAGTTGTTGACCGGCAAACCGCAAGGCAGCGACTTTACCAACGCCGCAATGGAGTTTGGGACAGAAAATGAACCATTTGCCAGAAGCGCCTACGAGGTTTCTAGAGGCATTATGGTCGATGAGGTGGGCTTAGTCCTACACCCGACCATTGACCGCGCTGGAGCCTCTCCTGACGGGCTGGTGGGTAGTGATGGGTTAGTAGAGATTAAATGCCCAAAAGTTGCTACGCACTTGTCCTATATCTGCGCCGGTGTAGTGCCTACAAAGTACAAAAACCAAATGCTTTGGCAAATGGCCTGCACAGAACGGCAATTCTGCGATTTTGTTAGCTTTAGACCAGACCTGCCAGAACACTTGCAATTGTTTGTAGTTGAATTCAAACGCGACGAGGCAAAAATTAAAGAACTTACAACCGCCGTCAATTTGTTTTTGGCACAAGTTGATGAAATGCTTACCAAACTTAAAGGAATTAAATAATGGCCTACGAACAGCGTGAATTGTCCGGTTCTTTGTTTAAAAACCCAAAGCAAACTAATGAAAAAGCGCCGCAGATGACGGGTTCTTGCCTTATCAACGGGGTTGAATACTGGGTGTCGGCCTGGACGCGGGAGGGCGATAAGGGGCGCTGGCAGTCCCTAGCGTTCACCAAAAAAGATGCAAAACCCCAAGATCAAAAAGACGAAAGCATACCGTTTTGAGCATCAAAGAGTACGCGGTTCTGCACAAGGTATCCGAGTCCACCGCCCGTAATCGTCTTGAAGCATTGGTCAAGGAGGGCAAGATGAAACGGGTAGAAGGGACTAGGGCGTTACCGAGGGGCGGTAAGGGTAAGACCATCGACTACAAGGAGGTGCAAGGTGAGTGAGTACAACATACGGAAACGTGCGGAGGCGGTTGCCTACCTCAAATCTAGGGGTAAGCATTTGCTGAGTACCAACTACGTCCCTACTGATGCCGCCCACACGGACGTTAAGAAAACGATGGAAGATTACAAGAAAGAGGTGGTGAAATGAGTGACGGAACCACACACTATGAAAACTGCTGGCGGTCAGGAGCAAAGCATTATGAGTGTGCGGTAAAGGAACTCGCCGCTTGTTCCGCGCAGTTTGACCGGCAACAAGAGCAGTTGGACAAGAACGCAGAGCAAATCGCCTCCAAACAAGCTCAAATTGATAGATTAATGATGGAGTATTGCCCCGACGAAATGACGGAGGAGCAAGTCAACGAGTGGAAAAAGCATCAGGTAGTAAAGGAGGAAGGGAAATGAGTGACGGAACCACACACTACGCAGGGTGCATCCAAGCTGGGCCGAAGCACTATGAGTGCGCCCTGCAAGAGATTGGACGGTTGCGGTTGACGATCACAGACCTGCGGGTAAAGCTAGAGAAGAAAGAGTGGGTCGGTCTGACGGAAGAGGAGATAAACAAATACTTTCTTGATAATTGGGCAAGGTACTACAGCTATCACGGCTGCTTTAGAGAAGTGATGCGCTGGCAAGAGGAAAGACTGAAGGAAAAGAACACATGACAAACGAAGAGTTTGAACCGATAAGAATACGAATCATGCAAGAGGCGTATGAACTTGCAGATAAAAATGATACCGAAGGTTACAACTCCGTCAAGGTAATGTGTGGCGATGTTCAGAACCTTATACAACGTGAGTGGGTCGGTCTGACGGGGACAGAAATCAATCACATATTTGCAAAAAATGTCGGTTACCAAGAACGCATGATGAAAGACGTAGAGAACCTGCTCAAGGAGAAGAACGGTGGATAACAAGATAATTAAAGAATTGTTTTTGACATCTTTAGATGCCAATCAAGAATTCTGTTATCAAAGATTTGCCAAGTTAATTGTGGGGGAGTGCGCTGAAATTTGCTTGGAAGCAAATGACTATAAAAATATCCTACGACATTTCGGTATGGAGGAGAAAAATAATGGTTAGACATAAACACGCAGATATGATCCACGCATGGGCAGACGGGGCAGAGATACAGGTTCTTCATTGTGACAAATGGATAGATACTCCTAATCCATTGTGGGCAAATGGTTCAGATTACCGCGTCAAGCCGCAACCAAAACCAGACTTTGAAGTTCATTCTTACGTAATATATGACTCGCTTTTCTATCCCTCTGTTAGCAAAAGCTGCATACCAAACGTACGCTACACCTTTGACGGCGAAACTAACAAACTTAAATCTGCGGAGATAATTAAATGACTAAAGATGAAACAGACGCAATGATTGAGGCGCACCGTGAAGCATCGTGGAGACACGGTTTTCTCTGCGGGTTCGCGTGGGCTGCTCTAGCCCTGATAATTGCTGCGGGGATTTGTGCGGTGTGGACGATAGCGCATCAACCTGCGAAGACTGACATGATTAAATTGGAGAGGAAGAAATGATGCTGTTAGGAGAAACACCCTACACACCTTGTTACGTTCGCAATGAGTTTCTGTTCGACGAACAAAAAGAGTTTGGTCAATTTACGCCAGCCTTAGTCTTTGCGTTTCGTGCTGAACCTGCGCGTGTCCCTATGTTCCAAGTAATGCTTGAGTCAGGGGCGCAGTGGGCAAGAGTACCCATACACATGATTTGCAGCAAACCCTGTGAGCCGTTGCCGATAGAGCAGACGTGTTGGTGGGATTCTTACGGCTATGAGTTTTCCGTGGTTGCTTTGCCGTTTCTTAAGAACCATGCCGTCACAGCTCTAGGCCGGGACAAGGTTATCCGCAAGGGAAATTATTTGTTCACGGTTGATTGGATGAAGACAGGCTATAGCGAAATACCTGACCAACACAAGAACCACCACATCATCGCGTTGGAATCAGGCCAATGGATTGCCTACCCCAACAACAGATTGGTCTGGCACGATGAATCGTGGATAACACCAGCACCTAATAAAGAATGGCAAACGCCTACAAAAAATTACTTTGTAGAAGGCCGCTAAGCGTAAGGTCTTGTACCAGTTTTGTCGATAATAAGCGCAGTTTTACGGGGTTTAGCACCCTCAAGTGGTATTGAAATATGCGTCCAGCGGTCATGCTCGCGTATTACTTGGTCGTAATCTAAATCACTCGCAATGATTGCTTTAACCACTTCATCCGGTGTTATGCCAGGAACCCGTATATCAGCAGCACAACCTGTCCGGTGTTGGCTTGTGTCCTTAGAACCTACCGCGTCATTGACCGCTTTGGAGCGAAATGCAGAGTTAATCATAATCGGCCTACCATCCAGAATAGCCTTTATGACTTCAAGGAACTCAGCCAAACGCACCAGATTAGCCAACTCCGCATCTGTTGGCGTGTTGTCCAGAGTCCTGTGATCGGTATGGGTCAGTTCCTCTAGCGAGAAATGTTTACTTAGCTGCATCGGGTTTCTTTGCCATAGCCAGCACCTTCTCCAGCGTCCTGCCGCCGAAGTAAAAGGACATAATTAGCATCCCCCATTGGCCTAGCAACTCAACGTAACGCTCGTTTGTGTCAATGCCAAAAGCACTCATCATTGCAAATACAAAGTACCCAGAGAGAATTGCTATAAGCGTCATAGGGCGAATGTTCTTAGACAGCCAAGAGTCCGAGGCCATATCCGCTTTGAGACGGTCAGTCAGTTCATGTTGTTCTGCTACGTCAGCATTGAGTTGAGCAAGTTCCCCGTTCTGTTGCATCTCCAATAGCTTTAACTTAGCAGACTCAGCCGCCGCAGGATCAGGGAAGAACTTGTCGATCATCTTTGAGCCGATGTCGAGCAACGCACCTATAGGAAACATTATTTTTCGTGCCTTTTATTTTTTTAGCATGAATGACAAGTTTGCGTGGCGTGGGTACTGCACTACTCTGTCGCCTTCTGGACATTTGTATTTAATTGTTGCTAGTAAAGTTGCGTTGCCTTCAGCAATTTTTTCTTTTTTTGACATTTTAAGTTGATAGGTAAAAGTGTCAATATCTGGCCCAGCGGGGCCGCTAAACTTGGCGGCTGTGGTAGTGGCTTCATGCACCATGCCAGCGGCATCACGAACGCTAGGAATAAATCCTTCGACTGAGCAATCGTCGCGTTTCTTAATTCTGGCAACTGTCACATTTATTGTTTGGCTTGAATCTGCCACAATATTAAAATGTTCCGGTTTCCATTCGATGATCGCTTTATCAAGCCACCCAAATTTATCAGCTAGTGTGTAGCTACCGCCTAAAGCAGCAATACTTGCAGCAACAGCAGCTATAATTTTGGTTACGTCCATTGTTGCTAATGCACCTTCACCACCAACGACAGCAGTAACATGATGATTGCACCAGCAACGGCTAAAATAATATGTTCCATCCTCTTAATCCGCAAGATGGTTTCCTTCCACCGTTCGGCACAAACGGCTTCATGGGACATAAATCTAGCTTCTAGTTCAGTCACGGCATTTCAACCCAAGACAGCGTAGCTTCGTCCCACGTATAGCGTTTGTCATCGACGGGCATTGGAGTCGGCGCAGTCCACTGGCAAGTCTCTTCGACTAAAGTCCAGCTTGGGAAAGGTTGCGGCGGGATAAAGGCATCGCGTCCAGCATCAAAGGTAAATCCGATACCGGCGTAATTCTTACGTTTATTCCCGTTGTAGGAAGTCTGCTTCCACTCCCCACCCAATAGCCGTTCACAGAACGCAGCGCCGAGGTACTCTTTCTCAACGCCTTGAGAGTCAGCCGTGTCCGTGTTCGATACGACGATGACC